CCGATCATACGGCAAACTAGACGATCCATTCACATCGGAGGGGGATACTTTCTTTCTGCGGATGAATGCCCGTCTACGCCCTAACCAGTTAAAGCCTGGTGAGGTAGCATTGTCGAAGAATGGTCGAATGAATAAGGATGGAACTTGGCAGACACGGAAAGGCTTATCAACTCTGTTCGGTTCAATCACTTCGGGGACAAATGCGATTCGATTGCCTTACATTATTTTATCGGCTCAACGGCAGAGCAATGTGGTAACTTTAATTTTAAATGCAACACCCTCGCTTTCTTTTATACCTGGTGAAGATTTCCACATCGATGACCTAGATGCATCAGTCGATGGCACTCAAACTTTAGCTTCGGTCAATTTTACAACTAAGACTCTGACTTTTGCCAATAGCGGAGCGGATACCACTTTTACCATTAAAGGCGAGAATGTTGGAAATACTTCTGTGGTAAGTTCGGGGACGGCCATTGGTACAACTTTAAATTTTACCCTAAACGATAACGGAGTAAACGAAGTCTTCGGATCGGCAGTTTTTTCGGATGCCACATCGAATAATGACGATTACATTTTTACCGCCACAGATACGACCTGTATCATTCTGCGTCTGAAAGACTCGGCACTTTTTAAGTGTCGGTATGAAGCGGGCGGGGAGTCAGTCGATGGACCGGTTCAAATGACTCAGGGACTCGGGAAGATGTATATCTTTCGGACTCGTCAGACAACTCTCGAGGCCAGCCCCGAGGTTCAGCGAGTGGATATCTCATCGGCATCGCAAAGTGGTCAGACGATAACTGTAAACGCCACGGCACATGGCCGCTCGGCTAATGATTATGTTACTTTAACCGGTCTAGGAAATTGGACTAATAATCCAAATGACTGTTACCAAGTGGCCACTGCATCGACAAATCAGTTTACCGTCACAATGGCAACGAGCCAAAATACGACCTTTAATGTTTCCGGTGCACAGGTGGAATTTTTCTCGGATTTTACGAAAGTGGCCAACGGAACTTATACCGCACCGGTTTATCTGACTGATACCACAACAGTCGCACAGGACGGAGTGGTAACCATGGATATAAATTCTCACGGACTGTCCGCTGGCGATGACTTAACTATCCAGTCAGGTACAAGCCCATTCGACCTCTTTACGAATCAAAAAACTCGTGTTTCCAATGTCCCGAATGCAAATCAATTTCAGTTTAATTTAGAAGTCGCAAATATTTCAATCGGGCAGTCTAAAACTTTAACAGTTAATAAACCCCTTGCTGTCGGAAAAGGCTACATCCACCAACCCGCCGCACCTTGGGGAATCGTTCACGAACGAAGGCTTTGGATGCCTTACTGGTACACCTCGGCTACCACCCCAGCGGACCGAGGAATAAGGGATGAAATTGTAGCATCTGATATTATGGATTTTGATACAGTGGATGTGATTGGCAATCAGTTTAGACCATCCGCCGGACAAAGCGATTACCTCGTCCAACTCACTCCTTTTACTAAAGATTCACTCGTAGTATTTAATCGAAAATCGATCCATCTAATGAGCGGGATAAGCGGATCTCTTGCCGATGTTTCCACCAATGTGGTAACCACAGAAATCGGATGCTCGGCAAGGAAATCAGTGGTCCAAGTAGCCAATCAGATAATGTTTTTATCCGACCAAGGAATTTATGCGGTCGAGTTCCTCGATGAATATAATTTACGAGGAACAGGCACTCCAATCTCGGAAACCATCCAGCCCTTTATCGACCGAATTAATCAGGATTATGTTCATCTGTCTTGCGGAGTTTACTTCGATAATCGTTACTGGCTAGCCTTACCATTAGACATTGTTCCAGGGAGCGGAGATGCAACTAAGCTTAACACTATAATCGTGTACAGCTTCCTTAACGGAGGCTTTGAAAGCATCGACACAGTTAACTCAACCGAGTTTGCGATCCGTGAATTAATAGTCGGCAAAGAAGGCTCGCAGAATGCCCTTTATCTGACCACAGAAGAGGGAGGCATTCATAAAGTCGATGGAGCAGATGGTGGGGATGTGGTAAGTATGACTGCCGGTCAGGCAGTCCCCGAAACCATAGCAGTAGTTTCGCAATGCACCACCCGGCAATATGATGCCGATACTGCCGACAGGAAAATGTTCGCCCGTTCCGAGCTACATATAAAAAGCTCAGATCAAGGACTTTCCGATGGTGATATCAGTTTCATAACTGAAGATCCCGACTCCACATCTTCGGCCACATCGATCTCCACTCTGCTAGGTTCAACTTTGCCGGCAAGCGAGGATTCCTCCATTCGACTGGGAGTAAGAAAAAGAGGATTCGGAATACAGACAGACTTTAAGCCCACAGCGGGCAGACCATTTTTACGGGCAGTCAAGATCGATGCCCGAGTAACAGACAGAAGTACGACTTCAATTTCATAGGAGAAACATTATGGCAGTATTATCAACAGGACAGAGTTTTAGCAGTGGTGACCAGGTAACCGCTCAGAAATTAAACGACATAATTGGTCAAGCGACTTTTACCTCTGCCGCCTCGACTACTGACAATTCGACCCTTACTTTAGGTTCGAGTAAATTAAAAGTTAAGGATGCCGGAATCACAGCGACCCAGTTGGCCACGGATTCCGTCATCACCGCAAAGATTCAAGATGGAGCAGTAACAGCCGCCAAGCTCGATGCTGGAGCAGTAAGTGTTCTCATGCCAACGGCATCAATTATGCCTTACGCAGGTTCATCTGCCCCAACAGGTTATTTATTGTGTGATGGTGCGGCAATTTCACGCTCCACTTATTCGACTCTTTTTGGACTGTTGGCAACCACCTACGGATCGGGAGATGGTTCATCGACTTTTAATATCCCCGACCTTCGAGGCCGAGTAATTGCCGGACAGGATGATATGGGCGGAGCATCTGCTAATCGATTAACCACCGCAAAAAGCGGAATAAACGGGGATAACTTAGGAGCATTTGGCGGACTCGAAGATCACCAACTTACCATCGCAGAAATGCCCGCCCACGGCCACGGATCAACCTCTGAGGTTATTAACTCGGCTTCTTCAGGATTAGTAATAAATTCCGCCGGCACTGCGTTTAACTTTTCCAATCTGCCCAATACCGGCGGTGATGGTTCACACAACAATGTCCAGCCGACCATCATTTTAAATTATATAATAAAGACTTAATATGGACTTCATAAAAAAATTAATCGGCCCATCGGAAGAGGAAATTGCAGAAGAAGCACAACTTCGTTTGAGTGGGGTAAGAAATGCTCAGATCATGCCCCGTCAGGTGATAGCGTCTCAAGATCCATTAAGCCCTGAATATAAAAATACCCATGTGCAGATGTTGCGGGCGAATAACGACACTGAATTTTTCGACACGAATCCCGATCATTTTAACGAGGACATTTCACAGAACCAGGTAATAAAATATTTAGCCGAACAATCGCCAAGCGGTGAATCGTTAGCGTACATCAATCCAATAGAACGGGAACTTCTCATGCTCTCCGGCGCAAAGGGTAAAATGACAAAAGATGGAATAGTTTCCTTCGCCCCCGAAGATCCACTCAAACAGGCGGCCATGCTTCTTAATACTGCCGCACCAAAAGGTGAAGGATTAGCGTACATTAATCAACAGGAAGCACAAATGCTCAAAGATGCCGGTGGAGCGGGTGAACCGGTTAACTCCTCGGGAGTACCTTCCTTCTTCTTACAAAAACTTTTCGGGGGAGGAAAAGCACCCCCTCCCTTACCCGAATTTAATGCCGGCAAATCTGCCCGAGATTATGTCGGGGCGATGGCCGACTCGGGGCTTCAAGATCAAATGCTTGGAGTACGCCAAAAGTACGACCCACAGTATCAAGATTTACAGATGGGACTCGCCAGACGGGCCGCCGATCCGATGGCAAGCCTAGCAGAATCAAATGCCATGCGTTCACAGGATTTCGGAGCGAGGATGGCTGAAAGACAGGCGGGGTCAGATATTTCTATGCTTGGTCGATTTGGTGCGGACTTAAACCAGGCTTATCGTGCATCCGATCCACTCATGCAAGCCCGTACAAACCAAGCTAACCAGTTAGCCAATCAGGCTTTCAATGAAGCACAAATGACTGACCTATCGCCCGAAATGAGACGGCGGGCCACTCAGTCCGCTCGTGAAGGGTTAGTGGCGAGGGGTAGGGGGATGGATAATGCGGGCATTGCCGCTGAGGCGATGAGCCGAGAGGATTATTTACGGGATATTATCGGACAGAATCGCCAACAGGCACAAAGCCTTGGATCGTATGCATCTAATTTAAATAGGCAGACTTCAGTCGATCCATTGGCCATGCTCCGAGGTGGACAGAATTACACAGCCCAAGGATTCGGAGAAAGGTCCGCACTTTTCGGAATGCCACAGGAATCGGTAACTCGGATCAATCCTGATGCTGGTGTTAATATTGGTATGCAAGCATACGCAAATAAAGCGAACTACGATGCGGCCAACTATGCCGCCCGAGAAAATGCGGCGAGTGGAATGGCACAGGGTTTATTTGGTGCGATTGGATCATTAGGCGGTGGATATCTAAGC